GGGTACAGTTACACAAAGGCAAGCGGCGGAAATGCCGACACGAGCGCCGGGACGGGCTGGCAGGGCGCTTTTAAAGGCCGGTTAAATGACTGGCGCAAGCTCAAGGGGGTGGAACCGTGAGTTTACTGGACGATTTTGCCCACAAGTGCGTTTTGATGGAGAAAAAGCGCACGCCTGACGGAGCGGGCGGCTACATCACCGCGTGGGAAGAGGGAGCGGAGTTCCTCAATTACCAGTCTCTTGACACATCGATGGAGGCGCGAAAAGCGGAAAAGGACGGTGTTACCTCGGTATATTCCGCACTGGTCAATCAGCGCGTTCCCATCGAGTACAACGATTATTTCCGTGACGCGGAAACAGGGCTGACTTACCGCGTGACCTCTAACCCCGAGGAAAAGGCTGCGCCGAGGTCTGCGGGAGCGACCATTAAGGCGCTGAAATTCTTTACAGCGGAACGAAGGGAGTTGCCGAAATGACAAAGGATAAGGCGCTCCACGCATGGTTTTCTCAATTTCTCCCGGCGTATCCAACCTCTAATGTGCCGGAAGACGCGACCTTCCCTTGGCTGACCTATGAACTTATTACAGGCTCGTGGGAGAGCGGGGAAATCGGCCTGACGGTAAACCTCTGGTACTACACGGAAGGCGAGGCGGTGCCCAATGCAAAGGCACAGGAGATCTCCGACGCCATCGGTATGGGCGGCTGTATGGTGCCCTATGACGGCGGGGCTATGTGGATCAAGCGTGGGTCTCCGTGGTGCCAGAACATTGCGGACGAGAGCAACAAAAACATCAAGCGGCGGTACCTCAACGTCACGGTTGAATATCTGTCGCAGAACTGATGAAAGGACGAAACTATGAAATTTACGAAAATTCCTTCTGACGCGTTTCAGAAATTGCAGATCAACGCCGGTATTCTGACCACCGATTTTACGCCGTCTACCGGGGAGATCGGTGCGGCTGGCCAGATCGGTGCAACCACCGGCGGTGTGAACTTTACGGCAACGCCCTCTTTCACCGACTTTGGCGAAGACATTGACAACTGCCCGAAGAACATGAAGGAGTTTAAGCGGCAGGATATGGTGGAGGCGAAGATGTCTGGCACGTTTATCAACGCCGATACGAAAACGGCAAAGTTGCTGTGCGGTGCGGCGGACATTGATGCCAGCGACACGACGAAGGTCGTTCCCCGCACGGACCTCAAGGACAGCGATTTTACCGACATTTGGCTGGTAGGCGACTACTCCGACAAGAACGGCGCGAAAAACGGCGGCTTTATCGCTATCCATATGCTAAACGCGCTTTCCACGGGCGGTTTCCAGCTCAAGACGGCAGATAAGGCCAAGGGTCAGTTTGCCTTTGAATTTACGGCGCACTATTCTCTTGCGGAGCAGGACAAGGTCCCGTATGAGATCTACATCAAGGCGGGTACGGAGGAAACAGCATGAAACTTTCTGATATCCAGGGAGACCGCGTATTTGATGTGATCGCGGACATCATCGACCCCATTGCCAACATCGCGGAAGACGAGAAAGCTTCCGCTATGTTCCAGCGGGAAAAGTTGCCGGAGGGCATGACGGGGAAGCAGTTTGCGATGCAGAGGGCGCGGAAAGCGCTCCCTGCTCTGCTCAAAGGCCACAAAGCTGATATTATCGCCATTCTTGCGGCGATCGAGGGCGTGAGTGCGGACGCTTACAAGGGTGCGCTGAATCTTGTGAAACTGACGCGGGACACCGTGGAGCTGCTGACTGATGATGCATTCACCGCGCTTTTTCTCTCGGCGCAGAGCGAAAACTCCTCTGGCTCTGCGCAGGAGAATACCGAGGAAGCAGACGAGTAAGGCCGTTTCTGCGCTACTGCATGGCGCGGCTGAATGAGCGGGCGCGGGATGAGGCGTATCGGATCTATGTGACGGACGCACTAAAAATCACAGCGGAGAACACGGCACGGTATGCCGGAGGTAGCTACATGAGAGCGCGGTATGCGGATGCCATAAGGCCGGAGAAGCGGGACGAGCGGTCTTGCGAGGAGATCACGGCGGATGTGATCGCGCGGTGCGGATTGGTGGTGAAGCATGAATCTACTTGATTTATTTGTCAAAATCAGCGTCGACACCGGAGATGTAGACAAAGGCTTTTCGGAAACGAGCAGCAAGGCAGAATCCCTTGCCGGAAAACTGAAAAACGGCCTTGCAACTGCCGCAAAAGTGGGCGCTGCGGCCCTGGCAGCTGCGGCTACTGGCGTGGCGGCGCTGACCAAAGTGTCCCTTGACCAATATGCCGAGTATGAGCAATTAGTGGGTGGAGCAAAGCTTATGTTTGGCGAAGCCTATGACTATATCGCAGACAAGGCAAAGAACGCATACAGCACCGTTCAAATGAGCCAGAATGACTATTTGCAACAGGTGAACGGCTTTGCCACAGGGCTGAAAACTGCGCTTGGTGGAAATGAACAGGCGGCGGCAGAACTGGCCGATAGGATAATCAATGCGGAAGCTGATGTGGTAGCGGCGACCGGCAATTCCCAGGAAGCCGTGCAAAATGCGTTCAACGGGATCATGAAGTCCAACTATACCATGCTGGACAACCTGCAAATTGGCATCACGCCAACAAAAGAAGGATTTCAGGAAGTCATTGACAAGGTAAACGAATGGAACGCCGCAAACGGTCGCGCCACAGAATACCAGATTGAAAACCTTGCGGATTGTCAAAGTGCCCTTGTCGATTATATCGAAATGGTCGGAATGCAAGGGTATGCGTCAAGGGAAGCCGCAGACACAATTCAAGGTTCTGTTGCATCCATGAAAGGCGCATGGAGTAACCTCCTAACCGGCATCGCTGACGAAAATGCGGACTTCAAAACCTTGACAAGCAATTTTGTTGATAGCCTTGTTGCGGTTGGCAAGAACATTATCCCGCGCATTAGTGTCATATTGGGCGGCATTTCACAGCTTGTTACATCTGCATCTACCACTATTATTCCGATGGTCATAACAACCATCACAGACAACCTGCCTTCGCTTTTGCAGGCGGCGGCTGCGCTTGTCGGCGCATTGGGACAGGGTATCATTGATAGCCTACCTGCAATTACGCAAGCAGCAATCGACATTCTTTTCTTCCTTTCGAATGGCCTGATAGAAAACCTGCCCACGCTTATTGACGGCATTGTGCAAGTGACCATGACGATTGTGCAGATGCTGACAAGCCCGGACTTTTTGACGCAACTCATTGAAACGGCAATCTTGCTGATTACGACGCTTGCGCAGGGCCTGATTGACGCGATTCCGCAGCTTATCGCGGCAGTACCTCTGATTATTGGCAACTTGCTCGCCGCAATCATTGTGGAGCTGCCCAACATCATCCAGATGGGCATTGATCTTCTGTTTGCGCTGATTGACGGAATTATCAAGTGCATCCCGGAGCTGGTCGCGGCAGTCCCTACGCTGATTATTGCGTTCATCAACGGCATCGTGAACAACCTTGACAAGATCATCCTTGCAGGGCCGCAGATTATTGTATCGCTGATTACCGGCATTATCGGGGCAATCCCGGAATTGATTGCAGCCGTCCCGCGCATTATCGCTGCCATTGCCGACACAATCAGAAACTATGACTGGGGCGGCATCGGTAAAAACATCGTTCGGGGCTTAAAAAACGGCATCGCCGGAATGTGGGGCAATATAAAAAGCTGGTTCAGTGATAAGGTAAATGGGCTGGTTAGCGGTGTGAAAAAAATCCTTGGTATTGCATCCCCGTCTAAGGTCTTTGCGGGCATCGGCGGCTTTATGGCCGAAGGTCTGGGCGAGGGCTTTGACGATCAATTCAAGTCCGTAAAAAAGGACATTGAGGGCAATATGAGCTTTGACGCTGGCACCATTACAGCAGATGCAAACATCATCAGAAACTATACAAGTGGCTCTTACGGAGGGGGCGGCGATTCCGGCAGAATTGTAATGCTGCTGGAACAGTATTTACCTATGTTGGCAAATATGAAAGTCATCATGGACAGTGGTCAGGTTGTCGGTTTGCTTGCCCCAGGCATGGATGAAGAACTGGCAAAAATCAATGCGAGGAGGGCAAGGGCTGTATGATAGGAAAAGTATTTTTTGACGGAAAAGACACTTACGCAGAATACGGCCTGTTGCTTGCAAGCAAGTCCATTTCTCTGCCGGAAGTCCGCACGAATATGATTGATGTTCCGGGCCGGGATGGCCTGCTGGACGCTTCCGAAGTGTTGACCGGCGAAGTGACCTACAAAAACCGCACCATTGCACTGATACTCACCGGCGTGGACACGGTGAGCGGCAAGAAATGGCCTGCCACGCTTTCTGACTTCTGCAACAAAGTCCACGGCAAGCGCGTGAAAGTGACCTTCCCCGAGGACACCGCCCATTATTACAGTGG